CGGCTTCACTCTTATTAGAAGTGTCCACCTGTAGCTTGGCCATCCGCTTCCTGAAATCGACAACAACACGGTACTGAGTTCCTTCCCTCTCCACCAATCCCTCGGATAGGTAGGGAGGAAAGGAGCCAGGGGGGAAAACATTTCCATCAAGCAGCGTCAACTTCATCACAAATCCCAGAGTACTCTCTGCGACATGGACGATGGTGCGCGCCACCTTTTCAGCGTCTTCCTTGCTGTGAAAGGAATCGACCCCATCATCAGACGTCATCACACTGACGGCTCTCGCGTCGACTTCACTTGGTTCACATGCAAGTATTGTGGAGAAAAGATACAGGTTGTATAGGCGATGCGTGATGGTATTGATTATAGATGTTAGGTAATTACCACTAGGGTTAGTACCATCCATCTTCCTCTCTGTGCCATCAGGCATGACAAGTGTAGATCGCGCGATGTTTTCGACAAACCAATCCACCACAAGTGGTGGCGCGCAGCTATGCCGACACAACAATCGCACTATCCATTCAATGACCGTAGGTGATTGAGTCTTGTCAAACCGTTTCACATCGACTCCCAAACTGTACCTACCAAGCATCCTCTCGAACACCTTGGTTTTTCGCTGATCGTCAGTGGTGACCAAGAATACCCAAGGAAGTTGCCTCTCAAGCTTCTCGACAATATAGCGAAGGTACTTGGAACACATAAATGTGAATCCAAATTCCGATGCTTGTATTGTCCGGAAACGCGGGTAGGGATTTTCCGATGTAACCACCAGTTTCTCCCCACTATAGGCATCCCTCTTGGAGAAGACCAAATATTTGGCAGAAATGCTTTCACCTTTCAACAAAGCGTTTTCAAGTTCAAGCACATACTGCCTCAATTCAAGCTCCTTTTCCTCGGGGGTGCCCGGAATGTCGTCAATAAGGTCGCCAAACGTTTCATACCGATTCTTCCAGGGAAAACCTGGCCCAGAATGGGAAGTTTTCAATTCGAAAACATGATTGAAGACAAATGGATGAAAAACTTCCATCTCTCCAAACAACGATTCAACTTCCT